TCCTATAACACTATATCTGATAGAGTATAAGTATGGCTGACGCTTTACAAACATATGTCTCTGTTTGTGCAGGGGGTCTTGTTACTAACGTTGACCCACTTACTCAAAGTAACTCTTTGTCAGGCAGTGCAGTACGTCTAATTAACATGGAGCCATCTTTAGAGGGTGGTTACAGACGTATAAGCGGCTATGCAAACTCTTACGGTACACTTCCCGGTACTGGTAAAGTTTTAGGTCTTAATGTAAATGGTGAAATAAATCAAGGAATACTTGGTTGTAGAAAACCGTCCTCTGGAAATAACTACTTACATTGGTATAACCACTACTACGATGTAGCACTAGGATCAGGGCAAGGCTCTGGTTTTTCTGTAGGTGAAACGGTAACAGGTGTAGTTAGTTCAGGAGATGCAACTGTAGTAGCAGCAACAGGTACTGTAATATCTAGAACCGCTAATGCTCTTGTAGTAGACTTTGGTAAATTGCCTAGTAATATTTTTGCTACAGGTAATGTACTTACAGGTGGCACATCTACTGCAACAGGTACAGTAGCAAGTACACCTACAGTCAAGGGTTGGCAAGCAGTATCATCTGCAGGTAGTCCTACCATGACAGGGGTTGACGTTGTAAGGTTTGAGCGTTATAATTGGACTGAAGAAGTCTTGTTACTAACAGACGGTATTAATCCCGCTGCCAAATATAACGGTACTACATACACACAGATTACACATGCTAATGCTCCAAACAATCCACAGTTTGCTAGTGCCTTTGCAAATCACTTATGGTTAGCTGGAGATCCTGACGAACCATTTAATATTTACTTTTCATCTCCCAATGCTGATACAGACTTTGATCCAGCAAATGGGGCTGGTGTTATTAACATAGGCTTTACTGTAACTCAGCTAAAAGCCTTTCGTAATCAACTTTATGTATTTGGTCAAAACCAGATTAAACGTATTGTTGGAGACAACTACTCTAACTTTAGTGTAGAAAATGTTACTAATGACTTAGGTTGTGTTGCTCCTGATACTGTAGTAGAATTTGGTGGTGACATTATCTTTCTTGGACCTGATGGTGTTAGACCTATTTCTGGAACTTCTCGCATTGGTGACGTTGAGCTTGAAACAGTATCTCGTGAAATACAAAAGACCTTTGAGAACTATACAGCTAACGAAGATGTTACAAAACTAAAAGCCCTAGTTATCCGTAGAAAGTCACAGTTTAGATTATTCTTTGAAGCTAATACTTCTTTGTCGTTACTAGCTGCTATTCGTAAAAGTTCTTCAGCACAGTCTACATTTGAATATAGTCAGCTTGTGGGTATTGAAGCAACAGCAGTAGCTAGTGGATATGTAGGGCAGTTTGAGTTTGTACTACATGGAGATACTACAGGTAAAGTATTTAAACAAGAAGAAGGTAATTCTTTTGGTGGATCTAACGTACTAAGTGTTTATCAAACTCCATATTATTTTATGGGCGATCCAGAGTTACGTAAAATATTTTATAGGATTAAAACATTTCTTAAATCAGAGGGTTCTACTTCAATATCTGTAGGCATAGAGTATAACTTTGGTGACTCAGAAATTGCCACACCGCCTAACTTTGAATTAAGTACAGCAGGTGCAGCATCTTTCTTTGACGCAAGTTCAACTCTTTACGATGAAACAGATGTTTATGACGGAAACCCTACACCAATTAGAACTACTAACATAAGTGGGTCAGGCGATTCTATATCAATAGCATACGTTACTAACGGCACAAACCCCAGCCATACCATACAGGCTGTTTCAATTTTGTATGGCGCAGGGGATAGGAGATAAAAAGTGGCAGGATATATAAGACAATCTTCAGCAGACATTATTGCAACGGCTGTTGTTCGTGCTAACCCGCTGAACGTAGAGTATAATGCATTACGAGATGCATTTAACGCAAGCACAGGACACAAGCATGATGGTACTGCAGCAGAGGGTGCATATGTACCACTGATTGCAGACTCAGATGCTTTAAACAAAGTAGTTATTGACACATCAAACAATCGTGTTGGTGTATTCGTAGAAGTATCTAGTGCTGCTGTAGAGCAAATACGTATTCAAGATGGTGCAGTTGTTCCTGTTACTAACAACGACATTGATCTTGGTACATCTAGCTTACAGTTTAAAGATTTGTTTATTGATGGTACAGCTACAGTAGATGCACTGCAAGTAGATGCTAATGCTGTTGTTACAGGTAATCTTACAGTAAACGGTAATGCTACTTTAGGTAATGCTGCTAGTGATACTGTTACTATTACTGCTGACGTTGCTTCTCCACTACTACCTTCTGCTGATGACACGTATGACTTAGGTGCTGTAGGCTCTGAGTGGCGTAACTTGTACATTGACGGTACAGCTAACATTGACGCTCTTGTAGCGGATACTGCAGACATCAATGGTGGTACAGTTGATGGTGCTGTTATTGGTGGGGCTAGTGCTGCTGCTGGTACATTTACTTCTTTAACTGCTACAGGCACATCTACACTTACTACGGTAGATATTAATGGTGGTAATATTGATGGCACTATTATTGGTGCTGGTTCTGCTGCTGCTATTACGGGTACAACTATTACAGGTACATCTCTTGTAGGTCCACTTACAGGAAACGTCACAGGCAACGTAACAGGTGCTGTAACAGGAAACGTTACGGGCAATGTTACTGGTAACGTTACAGGAGACTTAACGGGCGATGTAACAGGTAATCTTGTAGGCACAACTTCAACAGCTAAAAACCTTAACCCTGCGTCTGATAGTACATATGACTTGGGTACTACTTCTGTTCGTTGGGCAAACATCTACGGTGATGCTGCTAACATTACGGCAGTCACAGGTACTTTGACAGGTAACGTCACGGGTAACGTAACAGGCAATGTTACTGGTAATGTTACAGGTAACGTGACGGGAAATCTTACAGGAGATGTCACAGGAGATGTAACTGGTGATTTGACAGGTAATGTTACAGGCAACGTAACTGGAAACGTAACTGGCAATGTAACTGGTGATTTAACAGGGGATGTTACAGGTGACGTAACAGGAAACCTTACAGGTAATGTAACATCTTCAGGATCAAACTCTTTTGGTTCTGTTACTGTATCAGGCGCAGCCACCTTTAATGGTAACACAACTATTGGTAACGCCGCTACAGATACAGTTACAGTTACAGCAGATGTAGCTTCTAATCTTATACCAAGTGCAGATAGTTCGTACAGCTTGGGTGACAGTTCTAACTATTGGTCACATGGATACATTGATGCAGTTACTACAACAGGCAATGTTATTGTAGGTGGTGACTTAACTGTAAACGGTACAACTACTACAATTAACACTACCAACACTGTAGTGTCTGACTTACTTATGGAACTAGGTAACGGTACTACAGGTACACCTTCCAGTGATGCTGGTATTGTTATTGAACGTGGTAGCTCTGCTAATGCCTTTATGGGTTGGGATGAAAGTGCAGACAAGTTTACTGTAGGTACAGGTACATTTACAGGTGCGTCTACAGGCGATCTTACAATCACTACAGGTACACTTGTAGCTAATATTGAAGGTAACGTTACAGGTAATGTAACAGGTTCGTCAGGATCAACTACAGGTAACGCAGCTACAGCAACAGCATTAGAAACAGCCCGTACTATTGGTGGTGTTAGCTTTGACGGTACAGCTAACATAAACCTTCCCGGTGTTAATGCATCTGGTAATCAGGATACCTCTGGCAATGCAGCAACAGCTACAGCCCTAGCAACTGCACGTACAATCGCTGGTCAGTCTTTTGATGGTACAGCTAATATTACTATAGCTCCTACAGACCTCACAGGTGTAAATGCTACTGCTACTGAGCTAAACATTATGGATGGTGGTACGTCAGCTACATCTACTACTCTTGCAGATGCAGACAGAGTTGTAGTCAATGATGCTGGCACTATGAAGCAGGTAGCACTGACTGACTTTGAAACATACATGGAGACATCTTTAGATACTCTAAGTAATGTGACAACAGTAGGTGCTCTTAACAGTGGTAGCATTACAAGTGGCTTTGGTGCTATTGATGTTGGATCAAGTGCTATTACTACCACAGGCACAATTAACTTTGGCTCATTAGCTGATGGTTCAATTACTGCAACAGGTTTTGTAGATGAAGATAACATGTCATCTAACAGTGCTACACTTATTCCAACACAACAGTCGGTAAAAGCCTATGTAGATACTGTAGCTGGTACATCTAACAATGTAACAGGTCTTAATGCTACAGGTGCAGAGCTAAACACAGTAGCTGACTTTTCTGCTGTAAGTGTAGACACAAGTACTGCAATAGCTAGTAATGATGCCTTATTAGTATTTGACAATAATAACGAAATAGGTTATCGTGATGTAGACTTACTTGATACATATTTCTCAGGTACAACTAAAACACTTACTAATAAAACTCTAACAAGTCCAGTAGTAACTGGTATGCACCTTAATGACTCAGGGTTTACTGTTGAGGGTTCCAGTGCAGACGGTAATGAGACTACAGTAGCCTTTACAAACCCAACAGCAGATCGTACAATTACATTCCCTAATGCTACAGGTAATGTAGCTGTATTTACTGCTGCTCCTGCTGCTGCAATTGCTGACGGTTCTAACGGGCAGGTACTTACAACAAATGGCTCTGGGGTGTTGAGTTTCGCAGATGCTGGTGGCTCACCTGACCTTTATAGAGACAATGCTTCAAGTGCCACGACACCTACGGCGAGTGGGACAAATGCAGTCGCCATCGGAACAAATGCAATTGCGTCTAATACAGAAAGTGTAGCACTAGGAGGAGATACATTATCGTCAGGTTATAAATCCTTTGGGGCCGTGATTGGTAATAGTTATTCAGCTTACGGAGCGCAGGGATTTGCTGCAATTTCAATTGGGTTGCAATCAAGGTCTACTAACAGCAGTACAGTCGCAATTGGCCAAAATGCTCTTGCATCTGGAAGCAATGGGATTGCTTTGGGATCTGCCAGCACAGCGTCTGGAACAAACTCAATCGCCATAGGCGATAGCGGGGCAGAGGCTTATTTAGCAACTTCTTTTGGGCAGTATGCTTTGAGTAATTCACAGGGTAAATACTCTTATGCGTCTGGCAGGTTTGGAAGCACTGAAGGCTCTGCTCAACAAGGAACTTATGTTCTTCGTGCAGATACTACAGATGCTACTCCAGAAGGTTTAACAACTCGCAACAACGGCGGCGTCCAGTCTGATAACCAAGTTAATCTTCCTAATAACTCAGCTTACTTTTTTAGCGGTACGTGCATTGCAAGGGAGCAAGCAGCAGACGGTACTGATGTAGGTGCTTGGGAGTTTAAAGGGGCTATTCGCAGAGAGGCAAATGCAGGAACTACTACATTAATCAAATCTACAATAGATGAATTTAATGTCCCTAGTGGGTGGGCTTTAGCCTTATCTGCTGACACAACTAACGGGGCGTTGGCGATTACTATTACTGGCGCAGCCTCAACAGATATTCGTTGGGTAGCAACAGTACAGACAAGCGAGGTTATATACGCATAATGGGCGCTATTAATATAAAACATACGGGCAGCGGTTCAGACATAACCCTTAGCTCTGATGGCACAAGTTTATTATTAGGTGGCAGTGCAGTAGGTGGATCACCTGATCTGTATGCTGCTAACGATGTAAATGCTACTGCACCTTCTGCTACAGGCGACAACTCAGTGGCAATTGGTCCTAGTTCTGAAGCTAACGCTGCTGATGCAACAGCTTTTGGTTACAGGTCTGAAGCAAAGGCAAGCAAGGCGGTTGCTATTGGAGAAGGTCGTGCTGGTAATACAAGCGCAACTGCAATTTCAATAGGTACTACTAGCACAGCTTATGGCGCAACAGGTAGTAACAGTGTAGCAATTGGTAATCAGGCAAGAGCTACAAATGCTCATGCACTTGCTATTGGTAGAGATACAGATGCTACAGCAAACAATGCCGCAGCCTTTGGGTATTTAGCGCAAGCGGCTGGTGCTAATAGTATTGCGTTAGGTATTGCTAGGGCGGGCGGTTCTGATAGCTTTGC